ACCGTACACACCAGTACAACATCACCAACACGCAAGTCCGTGAACAACTCGTGCGTAACCAACAATTACGAACCATCAAGAAACTCGGGATCCTGGAACGTGACCGGATACCGGAGATCAGACCAGATGGTCGGTACCTCGATGGGGTCAAAGTTGACACGTTACGTACACGTGGTCATTTCAACGATGTGGATGTGGAAGTTCGTAAGAACCTCGAGATTCGAGATCAAAATGAATTCTATATAGACCCGGTGTTCGCCGAAGCTAACCTGAAACTTATCGGGAATAAAGGGACCGCACTACGTGAACTGGTCAGGAGTCGTGGTGATTTTGAAACTGTCGCTGTCTTACGATATTATGTACAGCAAGGTCACGGGAAGAAACCTATATTCTTCACCCACAAGAATCACGAGTATGATCGCACTCAAGCGATGGGCGCGTTAACACCGACCAGTGGTGAAGTGTGGAGGCCGTTCCTCGATGGACCTAGCAGGAAACTCGGGCAGAGTGGTTATGATGAGATCCGACATTGGACCGGACGGTTGTTAGATAAAGAAGCGGATACGTACCGTCAATACAAGGACGTGTTTGAATCACACCGGGACGAACTCCAGTTTATCGGGGATCTTCAAACCGCATTAGCTGGTGGTGTGATTAGAAACCCACGACTCTTGAAACGTGGGGTAAAGACTCACAAAGACGCGATAGCTAAGTTAGAGAGTAACAAACTACTCAACAGCATCGATGTGGAATCACGAAACGAAGTTAAACGAATGGCATTGGAAGTTTCCCGTATCGGTAAAGAAACTAAATATAGATACGACGAGATCATCCGCAATAAACAACATAAGAAATTCATCAACTACGAATCTAAAATCCGATTGGAAATTGACGCGTCTTCACAGGGTGCAAGTTTGGTTAGCACAGTCACCAGAAGTCAAAACGGGATGAGAAAGACGAATGTGGTATCATCCGGTTCTAAATCCCGGATATACGATGAAATCTCGAAGAGTGTCGTGGACGTGATCAAGAAAGAAACCGGGTTCGACATGGAGTGGTCTGATTTATCCAAACTCCAGAAGAACAATCTGATGACCGCATTTTACGGGTCTAAAGAACACGCACGTGTCGATCGTATTTCCGTTGGTCTCGCTAAAATCATGAACGACCCATCATTCAACAAACGGGTGTTAGTGGTCGATAAAGATTCGTTGAAACGTATCAGTGGCTCGATAACTAAAGCACAGAATCGTCTCCGGAAAGAGCGTGATTTGGAAGGAACTTCGGATGCACAAAAGTTAGTCCTCGAATCCCAGATTGTCGAGCTTGAGACTCTCCGGACAGATGTGAAACATTCGATCAAAAACGGTGAACAACTCAAAGATTCTTTGACCGACCTGGAGCTGATTGATGACCCGGATGTTCGTAAAATAATCGAATCATTAATGGCTTCCGATTCGAACCTCGTAGGTTCTGAAACGATCGCGAAGATCGCGAAGATTCTCACCGCTGAACTGAGCAAGGAGTTTCCGACGTACCGGAACTATTTTGACCAACAAGGGAAAGCAGCAAGAAAATATATTGAACTGGCCAACCAATATTCCAACAAGCCTGTCACGTCAATCCCAGCAAGGGATTTTCTTGGCAAGGAAGTTGATATTGACTTCACCCAGAAAACAAAGAACAAGCTGCAATACATAGATACCGATGGGGTCTTGGTAACATCCGAGTATTCGGTCACGGAAACAGGAGTGACAAACTTAGCAAAAGTTAAATCAGGATACCCGGTCAAATTCATATTCGCACAAGACGCAGCATTAGCAAGGCAACTTACAACCGAATTCCCCGATTTTGACAGCATCTTTGATGCGTGGTACGGCCCTGCCGGGCAGACCGATCAACTCAGGGAGAGAGCACGAGAACTAATGGTACAATTGTACACGTCAGATGTCTTGAAAGAGAACCTCAACGCGATGCGTTCGAGGCTGGCGGCATTTACCGATGATCTCGAAGAATGGGATCTGTTCGCAGAAGGTGTTCTAAACGACTTTGATATTACCGATGTAGATCAAAGTTTTATTGACGAAATACTAGACTCAGAAGAATGGTATGGCGTCTCATATTAATCCAGAGGACTCTCCTCGACCAACTGGCTCGTAGCCAAAGGAATGTCAATAATGACAGATGAAAATAACACGTTAGCAGACGAACAACAAACTACCCAGGAAGACCCGATTGCCGGGATCTTGTCAGATCCTAAGATGAAAGCAGCTTTGCTTGAATCATTAAGATCTGAAATAGGTCCGGACAATGAAGTCGTCAAGGGTAATCTAAACAAAGCTTACGCTGAGAGAGAAGAGATGGCGAAAGAACTCGCTACACTCCGATCTACCCAACGTGCGGCTGAGTTGAAACAATTGGAAGAATCCGGCAAGCAGAAAGAAGCTGACGCGATGAGACTCGAGGAGATGGCTCAGAAACTGAAGAAGTACGAAGAACAGTTTACGACACTCACCCGTGATCAAGCGTTAGTCCAAGCGATGGCTAAGATGGAATTCAAGAATGAAAAGGCAGCACAAGTTGCCCAATCAGACATGGTTTCCGCGCTAGTCCAGGATTCTCAAGGTAACTGGGTCTCACCCACGAACCAATCGATCGAGGACTACGTTCAGTCCTACGCATCTGATGAGACCAATAGTTTCTTGTTCAAGGCTAAAATATCGAGTGGATCGTCTTCGATGACCGCACCCTCAACCACATCGGGCAGCGTCAAATCCGACAAGCCTGTGGGCCAGATGACTGATGAAGAGTTGATAGAACACTTCAACCAGTCTTAATTACTAATTACTCAGGAGAGTAAACAACATGACTATGACAAGCAACGAATTCCAAAATATAGCCCGCGCTGTTAGCGGCTATGCTGATCAGGTCCGGACGGACGCTGTAAAGATCAGTGGTACAGCATTAATGGGCAATGACGCCCGAATCAACGTGAACTCTGAAGACTATTACGGTTCAATCCGTTGGAACACAACTCTGGGTGATATCGCTTATGGGACAACTGCTGGCACCCCCGGTAGCACGTCCAACGTGAACATCGCAACTCAGGATGAGACAGAAGGTAACACGACCGAGCACGGTACTGACATCTCCGAATACATCAAGACCGCTCGGAACGCTGGTGCTGATGAGTACAATGTCACACAAATCATCACACAACAGCCCGGTGCAATCGCCGCTGTTGGTGGGCAGTTCGGTGACATCAGGGCACGTGATGAAGATCGCAGTGTAGTTGATGTACTTAAGGGTGTAATCTCATCTGAGGTTCATCTTGCTAAAGCAAACGGTGAAGCAGGTCAGACCGACCCCGATAACCTTGATGACGCATCAGGTTTCTTCTTCGACACAAACGGCGCAAAAGGTGCCAACGATGTCGCTGGATCCAACCCGTTGTTCGACAGCAGCAAGAGTGGCGCGGCATCTGCCGAAGCACTCTGGGCAGCTACAGCAGCTGGTTATTCAGACCTCGAACCTGAGTTCTTCTACCTGATTGTACAGCCTTCTGTATACCAGGAGATGCGCTCTGCAAACCTGATCTCTGAAGATCGTGTAACTGACGGAAACGTCCAGTTTGCATCTTTGATGGGTGGGATGTTTAGAGTTATCGTATCACGTACTGGCCTCGGCTCGTACAACGGTATCGGTACACTCGGCGCGACTCAAGCAGTCAACGCTGGTTCTGATAAGACATCTTTGATTTGTCTTCCCGGTTCTTTGAGCATGGTTGATCTTGCACAGCCTACTCCCGTTGAATTCGACGCGGACGCTTCAAAAGGCACAGGTTCTGGTAAGAGAGAAGCGTGGTACCGCTGGGGATACGTAATGCATCCACGTGGTTACACATGGGCAGGTAGCAAGTCTGGGTTCGCCACAAACGAAGACACGACTGCGTCTGTTACGCTCCAGAGCAACCTCACCGGGTACAACTACAACCCTTCAACTGCATCGCAGAAGAAGATCAGCCCGTGGACTCGTAAGGAAACTGTTGGTAATTTGGGGATCCTCCCCGTATTCCATTCGTAAGGAGAAGTAACATGGCCCTACAACAAGGCATAAATTCATATGTGTCCAATGAACAGGCCGATGATTATTTTCTCAACCGCGTTCACAATGGCGTATGGGACGACAACATTGACATCCAAGAAGAGGCCCTGGTCACAGCATCAGGGATCCTCGACTTGGAAAAGTGGGTCGGTATGACCACTTCACCAGACCAACCATTGGCTTGGCCACGGGTTGGTGTTGTTGTCAATACACGTTCTGGCTGGGACATCGACCTCGATAAGATCGTTGGTGGTGTCCCACAGGCTGTCATC